CTTGTGAAGTCTCATATCTTTGCATATCCATCTATTTGGCCTGAGACAAGTTGCTTGGCTGCTATGGAAGCAATGTCTGCAAAAAATATCGTTGTGTGTCCTAACTTCGCTGCTCTTCCAGAAACTTGTGCTGGATTTGCGATGATGTATCCCTACAACGAGAACAAGAACCATCATGCAATTCAGTTTGCTCACACACTCAATGGTGCAATCATGAATGTACAAAAAAATGATGGAAGTCTAGACCCATATCTAGACTTCCAAAAGCAGTACTTTGATTATTTTTATGGGTGGGACAAGAGAAGAACTGAGTGGGAAAACCTACTTGCCAGTTTGATCAGTAACTGATACCTAGATATTCGCTGATACTTTTATACGTGTAAGAGATTCCAAGTTTCTTACACGTTTTTTTTACAGCCATTCCATCTTTGTTTGCTGTGTGCTTCATGAATGCGATGAACATTTTATCACACACGGCAGAAGCTTCTGGTTCTCCATAGCAGTACTTATTTGGGTACTGGTGGATGCACTCCATCAGGCTTTCTAGGTAAACGTCTTTGAACTTTTGCTGCTTTGATGTTAGCTGCATATGCGTCTATCTCCTCTTGTGTTGGTGGTTCAGGCATTTGAGGTGGTTGTAGGAAAGAAAGAAACGTGATGAGTGATACGAACACTATCAGGCTGTAGTACTCACGCATTGGTATTGGGTCTCTTGCTATCAGGCAAAAGATGGCGCTACCTATGATCCAATAAAATAGATAGCGCCATGTGCTTCGTATGCTGATCACAGGATTTCCTTTCAGTCTGAAGCCCAATCATCAAGCTTGTAATTCCAGAAGTCTGCATAGTTCTTGGCTTCCTCTGCTACTTGTTCTACAGCCAAAGCCTTCTTGGAATAGGAACCGTCAACAGCCTTGATGGCTTCAAGCAGGGCAATCATCTTATCAATGCCCTCGTTCATGCGTTGATCAAGTGAAGTCATATGCCTATCTCCTCTGTTCATGATTCATATTAGCATACCCACAGATGATGTCAACTGTTTATTTCATAAAAAAAGTAGGGGATTTCTCCCCTACCAATCTATGGTATAGCCGCTTTCCTTGGGGAAAAGACGTTTATAGTCGGATTCCACATCCCACATGGCGTGACCTGAGTACCCCTCGTATTGCCAAGCTTCAACCACCTCTCCCTTCTCGTCCATGACCTTTAGGATGTAATTGAGCATCTGAGACTCAAGTTTGGTGTCGTTTGGGAGTCTGATAACTTTGGTCATTTTTTCTCTCCTCAGAAGGGGATTTCTTGATCATTGTCATAGGTGGCGATAGCGAAAACTGGAGAATTCGTGTAATCCTGATCATCATCATCGTAATGATCGTCTTCTGGATGAGGCTGCTTAGGACCAGTGTAGAAGGGGTTAGGATACCAAACATCACGATCAGAGAGAATCCAAGCCCTATCCTGATTGTCGAAACCTACGTTACGGGAATATTCCAGATCAGCCTGTGATTCAGTTGCCATATAACCCATGTCCATCTCCTCTGTTCATGATTCATATTAGCATCCCTGTAGGCAGTGTCAACTGTTTATATGAAAAAAGGGGAGAATTATCCCCCCTTTAAGTGCTTGATTTTCCTTGTGTATGCTCCCTTACCCTTCTTGGGCGCAACAATCTTTTGCTGAAACTGGCGTTCAGACAGGGATTTTGCTGTCAGATTTCGCATTTTCTCCTATCCTTTGAATCGCCTGTGATGTGTGATACTCAAGGCGGCTTCTGAAGTTTTCTAGATGATCCGTGTCCATGAAATATGCATTGGACTTGATGAAAGATATCAGGTAGCCAATGGTATAAGTATCTCCATTGAGTTGAAGAAGTGTAACAAGATTGTCAACCTTGGTGTCGATTTGATCACTAGTCATATTTATCTCCTTAGCGAACGGGTTCAATGACAAGCTGCATACCATTGGTGGTGATACCATCGTAAAAACCAAGGTTGTCCTCGTCCTCTTCGAAGGCAAAAGCGTACAGGTAGGTCTTGGCGTACTCAATCGCAGCCTCATAGGACTCGTAGAGCCCAATGACGTTGTAGGCGTAGATATTTGAGATGTTCACAAGCTTGACCATGATTTTCTCCTTAGTGAGGGACACCATCAATCCAAAAGTTCTGATTTGGAGTGACGTTCCTGATTAGCCACATTTTCAATTGCAACTGGCTCCAATTACCCCGCAGGGTTTTGGATTTGCCAGTTCTGACAGAATTCCATGTGAGCGTATGCATGACTTTCTCCTTATGCGAAGAGTTTGGCATTCATAGACGGGTTCTTATCGCTGGTAGAACGAATCTCTGTCTGTGTCACGTTAGCCTTGCGGCTGATGACGTTGAAGAAACCCTTAGCAGCCTGATAGGTCTTGAAGGACTTCTCGTGCTGGTACTTCTTGTAGTAGGTGTAGGTGACGGTGAACATGTTGCATCTCCGTTTTGATGATTTAATGTAGCAGGGGGTTTCCCCCCTGTCAACACCTATTTTCAGTTTGTGACGCAGATTCCGTTGTGAGCATAGGCACCCACAGCCCAATCCTTGCTGGATGCAATGACCAGAGGAACGAAGGTTCCATCCATCTTGCGGTAGATCATGTACTTGGAGCCGTTCTCCTTGATGGTCTCAAGGCAATTCTCCAGACGCTTCATGGCACCCTTCTCAGTCTTGAGACCGCTCATCGTTTCAAGCCATGCATTGAGGTTGGTCATTGGTCAACTCCGTGATTCGATATAGATAGATTATCACACCCATATACAGGGTCAACACCTTTTTTCATAAAATTAGAAAATAATTTCGCTTGACAGGGGGCAAATCCTCTATATAATGGGTACATCAACAACGGAGAGAGCCACATGGCTAAGAGGGCTGCGACAATCGCCACCAAGAAGAAGGTGGTACGTGTTTCTAGGGGCGAAAGCTACTACATCAACAAGAAGTACTATGGCGAAGAGCCTACTTGGGGTGTAGATGGTTACAAGTTCATTTACAATGCCTTCAACTGGTACAACACGATGGCGGAAGAGGAAGAGGTCCGTCTTTACATCAATGACTACCTCAAGTCCATCAAGGCGGATACGGAAGTCAAAAAGCTGGCTCGTGTCCCCTTCATGCGAATTCCTCGTGGCTCTGCGGCAGTGGTTCGTATCCATAGCCGTGGTGGTCCTGTTGACGCTGAAATGCTGGATCGTGCCAAGGTCAACATCCTTGAGTGCATCACGAAATATTCTGAGCAAGAAAAGAAGGACGATACCAATGTGGTCCGTCTTTCCGTTCAGGATCATGTGACCAACAAGGTCTCTGAGTTCATTGGTGAGATCGAAGCCATCATTGATGGTGGGGCTCTTGATTTCTCCATGTACACCTCCCTCCAGAGCAACAGCTTCCCCGCTGCGCTCTCGACACGGGTGGCTGACTACTATCGCCCCATTCAGCAAGAGATTGCTGATGCGATAGCCAAGAAAGACCCCCAGCTTGTGGAGGCATATTCGTCCTACACCAAGCCTCAGATGAAGGCAAAGCTGGCTCTGTACACTGGCATCGTGGATGACTGCGACAAGCACAGCGGGAACCTTCGTAAGGCTCGTAAGCCTCGCAAGAAGAAGGCTGTTAGCCCAGCCAAGAAGCTTAAGGTCTTCCAGTACCAGAAGGAGGATGCTGCACTCAAAATCTCCTCTGTCAACCCTGAGAGTGTTCTGGGGGCTCAAGAGCTTTGGACGTTCAACACGAAGAGCAAAGTGCTCTCTGTGTTCCGTGCAAGAGGTCCAGCTGGTCTGGAAGTCAATCGCACCGCAATTGGTGGGTATGACGTTGACACCTCCATGTCCAAGAAGATTGGACGCAAGACGGACGAAGTTCTCAAGTCTGTCACCACCTCTGGTAAGGTAGCTCTCAGGAAACTGTTTGATACTATCAACACAGATCAACTCAAGTTTGTGGACCGCCTAAATAGTAGTACAATTCTATTGAAAGTGGTGAGGTGAATAAATGACAAGCAAGATTATACAGTTCCCAGACAAGAAGAAAGGTGAGGCTGGTAATCCAGCTTCACTAGAACAAACAATCACTCAAATTGAAGAAGTAAGAAAGCTTTTCTGTGACGAGATTGCAGAAGATATTTTCCAAGCAACCTTTGCTATCGTCAGTAACTATGGAATGCATCCAAAATCTTCTCCAGAATTCATTCGTGATGCATTTTTCTTTGAAGAAGCCATTCAGGCGATGCTATATAGGATGAAGAAGCTAGATCATCCTATGCATTCTTTGATAGACAAGACAGTAACAATATCAGAAGAAATTGAACGAGAACTTGAAGAAAAACTTGAAGAGTCCTTGAATCAGTAATAAGAATGCTTATATATAATGTATGGACAGTAAAACATGATTATTATCGACTTCAATCAAGTCATGATCTCTAATTTGATGATGCAGCTTGGGAACCATACCAACATTCCTGTAGACGAGGGATTGTTCAGGCACATGGTTCTCAACTCACTTCGCTCTTACAAGCAGCAATTTGGAAACAAATATGGTGATATGGTAATTGCTTGTGACGACAGGAACTACTGGCGCAAACAATATTTTCCCTATTACAAAGCCAATCGTAAGAAGACTCGTGATGCTTCTGAGATTAATTGGACGCATGTGTTTGAGGTCTTTAACAAGATCAAGTCAGAACTGCGTGAGTTCTTTCCCTATCGTGTGATTCAGATTGAAACTGCGGAAGCAGATGATATCATCGCTACTTTGGTCCAAAGATCATCAATCCCAGAAGAAATTTTAATTCTTTCTGGTGATAAGGATTACATTCAACTACATAAGTATTCCTACATCAAACAGTATGATCCTACACGAAAGAAATGGATCACACACAATGATCCACAGAGATATCTCTTCGAACACATTTGCAAAGGCGATTCAAGCGATGGCATACCTAACATACTTTCTGATGCTGATAGTTTTGTTAGTGGTAAGCGTCAGAAACCGTTGACTCAAAAGAAGATTGATGAGTTGTATAATGATTTTTCAAATCAACAATATACAGTTTCCTTCGAAAGGAACAAACAATTGATTGATCTGACAATGATCCCAGAGAATATCAAAGAACAAGTAATTAATAAATATGAGGAAGAAGCGGGGAAAGATCGTTCAAAAGTCTTCAACTACTTCATCAAATACAAACTGAAAAATCTAATGGAAAACGTAGGCGAGTTTTAACATGTCAAAATTATCAATATATGCTACGCTAGTAAAGTGCTGTGAATTTGAAAAGAGAGAACAGAGAATTGAAGCACTTCGTTACAACGGAAATCAAGCAATGTGGGCTGTTCTAAAGCACATGTTTGATCCTAATATCAAGTTTCTTCTTCCAAAAGGTGCTCCACCATACGAGCCTTTGGATTTTGATGAGCCGGGGAGACTCTATGTAGAAGCCCGAAAGCTCTATCTTTTTGTTGAGGGTGGTAACACATCAATCACGCAGAATAAACGTGAAGCCCTCTTCCTCAGTCTTCTTGAGAACGTAAACAAGGATGAAGCACTGCTACTCCTTGCTATGAAAGACAAGAAGAGTCCCATCAAGGGGCTTACCAAAAACCTAGTCGCAACTGCTTTCCCAGGGTTACTTCCAGATGAGCAAACAACTTAAAAAATCTGATATGAAAAAGAAGAATCATAGTGGCTATGCCTATATGATGGAAGAAGAAGAACTTTCTCTTAAAGAAATTAAGAGAAGCAAAGAACACAAGCAGTATCGTAATTATGAAAATGCTTTGCGTTCAAAGAACGTAGATCGTCTTCTATCCTATGAGGAAGATTGATGTTTGAGACAATTGTAGCCGCATCAGGGTTAACTTTTATCATGATGATTGTTTCTATCCTTTATTATCTCAGAGGAAAGAAACAAGGTATGGAATTTGTAATGCAACTATTGCTTGAGAGTGATAAGAAAGCATTCAACCGTTTACACAACAAATTAAAGAGAGAATTATCAAATGTCTGACACAGTATTTCTAGTTGATGGATTAAGTAAATATGATCCAAAGAATAACAATCACACAATGGTCCTAAACGAAAAGGGTCCAATGTTAACAGATCAAGTGAAGCTTGATATGCTTGCTCAAGGTTTCAATCCCCTAAATAAAGAAGACGTTCTAATGTTTTGGGCGTCCAAAGGTGTAGGCATCAATGGCTAATTATACGTTCTTAAATAAGACGACTAATGAACAGTTTGACATTTCAATGGCAATCTCTGAACTTGATGTCTACAAAGAAAACAATCCACAATTTGAACAATTAATCGTATGTGTTCCTCACATTGGCGATCCAACTAGATTAGGTCTTAGGAAGCCCGATTCTGGTTTTCGTGATGTTTTAAAAAGAGTGAAGAAAGCAAGTGGGAAGCAGTGTACTATCAACACTTGGTAAGAGGTACAAATGGATAACAGAATTTCTCGTGCAGAAAAAAGAATGACAAGAAAACAAAAGAGAAATGGCGGAGAAGAAAAAGCAGTAATATCCAATGGACTGAAAATAAAAAGCGTAAAACCTAAAACAGATAATCAAGAACTAGTTTTTAAGGACTTTACCAACGGAAAAAACTTACTAATACATGGACTACCAGGCACGGGGAAATCATTTATATCTCTCTATCTTGCACTTGCTGAGATAGAAAACTTTCGAAACTATCACAAAGTAATTGTTATTAGATCAGTGGTTCCATCAAGGGACATGGGCTTCCTCCCAGGAAGCATCAAAGAAAAATCAAAGGTATACGAACAACCATATCAAGATATTTGCAAAGAGCTTTATGGAAGAGGCGATGCGTATGATATCTTAAAGAACAAGGGCATGATTGAATTTCAAACCTCATCTTTTTTGAGGGGCTTGACATTAGATCATGCTATCATTATAGTGGATGAATGCCAGAATATGACATTCTCAGAACTGTCTACAATCATTACACGTACTGGTCAGAATTCGAAGATCATATTCTGTGGTGACTACAGACAGACTGATTTGAAATATGAAGATGAGAAGCAAGGTGTATTTTACTTCATGAAAATCTTGAAGAAGATGACCAAGTATTTCAGCTGCATTGAATTTGTGGAAGAAGATATTGTGCGTTCTGGTTTGGTGAAAGATTTCATCATTACCAAGAGCAAATTTGATAATAACATTTATAGTATGGTGCAAATGCATGTGGAAACCCAATACAAAAAAGAGCAAAATCTTTCAACACACTAACAAGGTAATTGTTGAAAAAGTAGAACAGATCAATACGGACTCTGGTAGGTTTTATCAAACTCCTACTGGAGCCCGTTATCCATCTGCAACAACTGTTATTGGATTGATGAATAAAGATGCTATTATGGAATGGCGGCGGCGTGTAGGCGCAGAAGAAGCAAACAAAATTTCTTCTAAGGCTGCTTCTCGTGGCACTCGTGTTCATAAAATCTGTGAAGATTATATCAATAACGAAGATGTATATAACATGAAATATAGTGTAATTGATCTAGAAAGTTTTTCTAGAATCAAGAAAGTCATTGATGAAAAGATAGATAATATTCGTCTACAAGAAGTAAAATTGTATTCTGATTATCTTCAAATGGCTGGAACAGTTGATTGTGTTGCTGAATATGATGGGAAACTTTCTATCATTGACTTCAAGACAGCAATGAAGCCAAAAGAAAAAAGCTACATCACCAATTATTTTTGTCAGGCTTCTGCATATGCAATTATGTATGAGGAAAGAACTGGTATTCCTATCAGTCAGATTGTGGTGATGATTTCTGTTGATGATGAAGAGCCACAAATTTTTGTGGAGAAAAGAGATGATTATGTTGGAAAGCTGATGGAGGTCCGTCAGCAATATAGAGATAAGTATGGGAATTGACTATGATAACTGTGACAAATACTATATATGGGCTAGAAGAATTAAGTGGAAAGGTATGTATTACCTGTAATGAATTTAAAACAATAGATAATTATTATTCAAAACAAAGAAGTGAAATGCATAATGATTGTAAAAAATGCTGTAGGGATAAAAGAAAAATCATAGCAAAATTAAAAAAAGAAAATAAAATGAGTGAGAATTATCGTTGTATAATTTGTGATAGGGCAAAAGAAGATTTTATGCATAGATACGCAGAGAATCCTTTTTGCTTAGATCATGATCATAAGACTAATGAATTCAGAGGTTTTATTTGTATGGATTGCAATACTGGATTGGCTAGATTTCAAGATAACCCAGAACTATTAGAAAAAGCAGCAGAATATTTACTGACTGGCGGATTTAAAAAATTCTTAATGAATGGTGGATCGCAAAATGTCTATGAACAATTACTTGAAAGTCTATGACAACGCTATCTCAGATGAGATGTGCGATAGGGCTCTTGATTTTTACAACTATCATCCTAATTTACATGAACGATTTGACAACGACAAAGTTCCAAATTTCACTCAGGTAAATTTTACCAAAAATAAAAATTTGGATTTCATTCTTCATGATTATTTTGTTACTAAGGCACAAGAGTACATAGCTGATTATCGTTCTATGATATATGACACACATTTTTTTCCAAAGGAATATGGGTTTGAAGAGTTTCGAATCAAGCATTATAATTGTGATGGAATAGATCAGTTTGCTACTCATGTTGATTCTGCTACAATGCATAGTAGTAAAAGATTCCTTGCATTCTTCTGGTATCTGAATGATGTTGAACTTGGTGGAGAAACATTCTTTTCGCATACCAGTATTCAACCAAAGAAAGGCAGACTTCTTATCTTTCCTCCATTCTGGATGTTTCCGCATATGGGTACTGCACCAATCTCTGATGAGAAGTTTTTGATGAGTTCCTATCTTAATTATACCGCTTGAATAAATATATGAAATAACTTTTAATAAAGGTCTTTTCATATGTTAAAATTCAAAGAGTTTATAGAAGAAAAATGGAGACTCAGTACTGGCGAAACGAAAATATATGGTAAAAGACATTATGCAGATAATGTCAAAGATATTGATGGTCATGAAGTTAGAGTAGATTTTGCTGGTGATGCTAACCATCATTATGGCGTAAATTATACAGTCAATGGCTCTTATTATAAAACAAAACCTGTTCATCCTGAAACAGCAAAAAAAATATTAAATCATGTTAATAAATCTATTGGAACCTTTATTCGTCACGTTAAACCAAAATCTGTCAGTTTTGGAAGCAAAATAGATTCAAACATATCTATGCATGATAATTTGGCAAAAAGAATAGCTAGAAGACATGGAGGAACAGTCACTGTCACAGATTCTCCAAATTCTGATATGATACATCATAAAATAGAATTTAACCGTTGACACTTACGATCACCTATGTTATAAATATGATGCTAAGGTTGTTGAGACGTAAGGAATAGACAGTTTGGACGGGAGTGCAAATCTCCCCACCTCCACCATGGATACACCACGACCTACCGTATGACTCGTAAGGCTGTGAATGTAGGAATAAATCATACTAATACTACCAGTATGGTGTATCTTTGATGGGGGTGTACTAGGTTCGACAGATTGTGATAAAGGTACGAGTAGACCAAGGCAAAACGTAAATGCAGCTAACGACAATAGCTCTTTTGAAGTTCGCCTAGCGGCTTAATTTCAATGGGTATGAGTTCCACCTTGAAACAGAACGGACTCACTTCTTTTTTTAAAGCAGGAATCATCATGAAAATTATTAATATCAAATCAGCATCAGATTTCGTTATAGAGATTGAAATGATTGTGAAAGACAAGAAATGTGAATACATAGATGCTATTATGATATATTGTGAACGAAACAACATGGAAGTTGAAACTGTTGCAGATATCATCAAGCACAATTCAATACTAAAGGCAAAGCTTCAATATGAAGCAGAAGTAATTAATATGATGAAGAGAACTAGTAGACTTCCAATCTAAAGGAGTATATCATGAGACATAGCACAAAAAGAACAGCATGTGTAGAGGTTGATGTTGATTTTGACCTTGATGACTTTGATGAGCAAGATTTAATTGACTACCTTGAAGATAAGAACTATACTGTTATAGAAGGTAAAGCAAACACAAAGTTTGAAAACTTTGAAGATATTGATAAACGTATCTGGCAACTTTATTTGGTATATAAATCTGATCAAGGTGCTGGTGATGCTATGGACAAAGCGTTAGGAACATTCTTTGGTGAATACTATAACAAGGTTAGTGTATGACACCCTTCGAAGCCTATAAACAATATCTTGCTGTCAAACAGCACTTTACTCTTCCATCTTATGATTACTTCAAGTATAATGGTAAGGTAAGAGCAAACGAAACTTCCTTTGAAAGTCGCAAGGACAAGTATATGTTCTACAAGCTTTCAAAGAGAGAAGAATTGCATGAGTTTCTTGTTGCAAATCTTTCAGAATTTCCAAATATTTGGGTAGGTGATCTAGTCTCAGATCAATGTGACCTTACCTATAAAAAGTTTCTACTTCGAAAAGAATCATTGACATACCTTTTCAAAAATGATATAGATAATCTTCTTGAAGACTTTGATTCTAACTTCAAGGTAGAAGATGGGGAATATCCTCATTTACTAAAGCTTCTTATTCGACAGAAGATCAACAAAGAAACATTTATTATTATTAATGACTGTGTGAGTTTCTTTGCTTCTTGGAATAAGAAGATTCTTGATCCAGTTCTTTGGCCCACCATATCCATGAACTGTACTAAACTACGTCCTTTTCTAAATATAGAAAATGATAAATACTGTGGAATCTTGAGAAATAAGTTCTCCTGATTTTTGACACATCGTAAACAATCGTACATATCGCAACACGGAGATAAACATGACTAACTTTGAAGCACTTAAGAGCAACCGCAAGTCTCAGTTTGATAAGCTCAATAGCGAAATCAACAAGCTAAATTCCCCCGTAACTAATAATATTGATGATCGTTTCTGGAAGCCTGATATTGATAAGGCAGGAAATGGTTATGCTATCATTCGTTTCCTTCCCGCACCTTCTAATGAAGATGTTCCTTTCGCTCGTATCTGGGATCATGGGTTCCAAGGTACTGGTGGTTGGTATATTGAGAAGTCTTTGACTACTTTTACAGGTACTGCTGATCCTGTATCTGAATATAACTCTCAGCTATGGAATTCGACAACTGACGAGAATTCTCCTGAAAGGGCTCAGGCTCGTAAGCAGAAGCGTCGTTTGAGCTACTACTCAAACATCTATGTCGTTTCTGATCCTAATCGTCCTCAGAACGAAGGCAAGGTCTTCCTCTACAAGTATGGTAAGAAGATTTTCGAGAAGCTTAATGAAGCTATGCATCCTGCATTTGATGAACAGGGTCGTAGTCCAGATCATCCTCAGTATGATCCTTCAAACGCATTTAACCCCTTTGATCTTTGGGAAGGTGCAAACTTGAAGCTTAAGATTCGTAAGGTTGACGGGTATCCAAATTATGATAAGTCAGAGTTTGATCGTACTGGTCCACTTGTCAGGGATGATGATGAGCTTGAGAAGATTTGGAAGAATGAATATTCTCTCACTGAGCTTCTTGATCCCAAGAACTTCAAGTCTTATGATGAGTTGAAGAAGCGTCTTGAGAAGGCTCTTGGTCTTGCTGTTGAGAAGAAGAGTGTAGTGTCTGGCGATACAGACTATGCTCCTTCTCAGAAGACTGCCCCAATGAAGGAAGCTGCAAAGTCTTCTGCACCTTGGGATTCCGCAGAGGAAGACGATGAAGACTTGAGTTTCTTTAAGAAGCTCGCTAAGGACTAAGGAACACCAGTCCCATAAGCGTTTCCATATAAGGCTCTGTCTATATGGGAAGCTTGTGGGGCTGTTGACACTGCACCAGAACTTCTTGGTATTGGATTTGGAGTGGGTGCACCACCTCCACCAGAAACATTAGTATTGTTATTCATAATAACAACGGGTGCTGATTGATTGGAAGCCATACGTGCTGATTGTTGATTGAATACTTGATCTCTTCCAGAAAGAGATGCTGGTGTTACATTATTATTCTGAGCAGTCATTGCTGGTGCTGTACTATTGTTATTTTGTGCTGTTGGCGCACCAGTTCCAAAAACTGAACTCCATAAATTCTTAAGACTATCTGGTATAAACCCACCAATCAAATCCATTGCTTTTCCTGGCAATGCTTTAAAGAATCCCCATACACTATTGATAAGAGAACTGATTGCTCCACCAATCTTACCAACAAGATCAAATGCGAGAATATCAGATATTTCTTTTTTAAGATCATCAAATATAGATATAGCCTTCTCTTTGAGATATCTGAATGGTGTAAGAACTATATCAAGAATTGAGAAACTATCCCACCATTGACTAAATGCATCTACTGCCTCAGTAAATTTGGTCACAACCCAATCTTTAATTTTACCAAAGAAATCTAGTATGGCATCTAGTGGATGAAAATCTGCCCACCATTTTGAAAATGCATCTACTGCCTCAGTAAATTTGGTCACAACCCAATCTTTAATTTTACCAAAGAAATCTAGTATGGCATCTAGCTGTCT